CACTGTGTAACTCAAACTCTTTCTCAATATACCTATTAGCAATTTGTGTTGAAAGAGTAGAGCCCGTTGAGTCGTGAGGATAATACAGCTCAACGTCACGGAAACGTGCAGTAACAAAGACTTGTGCCACACTGGACTCTCCGAGAATGTCCACCAGCGGGTTCAATACTCGAATGTAAACTGTGCCCATTCCATTTGTGTGGAAATTGGTCAGGTCTAGAACTCTTTCGTTATAAACGAAGGGTATGTTGAAGACCATTGTGTCACCTGCACTCGCAGATGCGAGAACGTGTGGACACGTCGACGCATTTTTAACGTTAGCTGGCGCAATGTGCAATGCACTAAGCACCGGCCAATAGTACGCCATAAGGACGCCATAAAGCATCTTGTTTGACACGATACGTATCGAGACTTGAATGGCTGCTCGAAAGTACTGAAGTCCTTGATCTTCTCTGCGATAAATGCTTGAAGGAATAGGACATTTGGAAAGTCATACGTTGCTTTAACGGTGCCCTGTGCATCAGACGCTGACCAGGTAAAAGACGTGAGTTGGAACTCTCGCTGAATAATGTCATCTAAAGTAAATCGCTCTGTGTTGAACGTCTGTTGTGGTCCGAGCAAGGTTGCTTGGTCCATAGCTCCAACACCAACGGGTGCTACATCCTTGTAATTCGCCAGTTGTGTGTCCTGCATGGGGCCTGCTTCATTAGCAGCTCTTTCTGTGAACTCCCTGTTCTCTGAGACCTTGACATCCTCAACGTTACCCGATTGAATCTCAAAATCGACTGCAACATTAATCTCTGGTTGCATCGGATTTGCCCACTTTGACGTGTCACCACGCATATAAAAAGCTAACTTCTTAACATGCTGTGGATCGTACTTCAGATCATGGTACTCATAATAAGTCTTCCTAACCCTGATGAGGTACTCATACGCTTGCGTCAAACCTGCCTCCTTGATCTCCTGCATGAGTCTATCTCCATAAAGATTGAAGGTCGCCTCATCGTAGTGTGAGAGATCGAGGAAATAATTTAAGCAAGTGCTGTTAAAAGCAACACACTGCCTATCGTTACCCCTAGTCCAGTACGTGGACTCTACAATGTCGTCTAACGGCCTAGGAGCTGCAATGTGCGCATCACGCCACACAAATGCACGACCAAGGTAACTGACAGTTTCGAGTGTGTCACATGGATCATTAGTACGTGATTTAGTGTAATGTGTGTATGTCATCCCAAAGCGCCGCAGATAATGCGGCGCTAGGTCTGAACAACGCACACCAACACGATCAATGCCAATGATGTTGTCATCACCGTAAACCGATAGCTCAAATTCAGACTCCAGCAGCCCTAAATCCTTGGTTAGGACATCAAAGGTCGCCTTTGAACTACATGTTGAGTTGTACTTACCAGTGTTGCCTTGACCAGTAGGATTGGAATCCTTACTGATGTAGATGTCTTGCCCACAGATGTGGGTGGAACACCACAAGTGTTCATGAAGCAACTCACGAACGCGGTCCTCTGCTCTGTGCCATTGTACCACCAATTGGTGAACTTCAGGTCAGTGCGCCCTAAAGGCTCAGAGAGAGTGCTATCGAAACGCTCGAAGTCCCCGGCGACAACAGACTTATTGAATCGGTTAATTCGCTTACCAAGCATGGTCCAGTCTGGGCCATGGGGATTAATACCTATGGCAACCGGTCCATCCACACATCTTGTGGCCATGTGTTGGTTAAGCATGACCGTGTACTTCCTTTGGAGTATGAGATAGTGTAACGGACAACTGTTGA